TCATATGATAATGCTGGTGGTGGCGGTGGTGGATCATGTGGTGCAGGAACTGATGGATCAGGACCCCCAACATTAGCTGGAAATGGAGGAGCAGGTTTAAACATTGCACCATTATTTCCTGGTTCACCAATATGTGCTGTTGGTGGTGGAGGTGGTGGTGGAACTCAAGGAGGTGCAGCGGCACCAGGAAGATCAGATGGAGCTGGTGGAACTGGTGGTGGAGGCCGAGGAGCATACAACCCATCCCCTGGTTCAGGTAGTTCGGCTTGTAGAACAAGCGGAGCTGGAACAACGAACACTGGTGGTGGAGGTGGAGGAGGACACAGCCCTGCTAACGCAGCATCTGCTGGTGGTTCAGGAGTAGTTGTCATAAAAGAATTAGATAAAGCAAGTGGTGTGTGGTCAATGCAAAGTCAATTAAGTTCCTTGCAAGAAGGAACATGGCCAAAATTTATACCAAAAATTGCAATGAACTTTTTAGTCGTTGGTGGTGGCGGTGGAGCTGGTGGTGGAGGAGCTGGTGGTGGAGGTGGTGGAGGTTATAGAGCCTCTGGTTATGGACCTTCTCCTTTACAAGCCTCTGCAATAAATATTGAAGCAGGTTGTTACGCTGTAACAGTTGGCGCTGGTGGAACAGGAGCACCTGCACCTTCATACAGTCAGGGAGCTACTGCTGGAGAAGATTCTGTTTTCAATCCAGCAGGAGTTGAAGGAAATAGTAAAATTACAGCTTCTGGTGGTGGACGATCTGGTGGTCAAAGTGGACAAGGACACCCTGGTGGATCAGGTGGTGGAGGTGGTTTATTCTCAACTGGAGCAGCCAACAGTGGTGCAGGTTTAGGAAATAAAGGATGTTTCTCTCCTCCTGAAGGAAATAATGGTGGAACTAGTGTATCTCCAGGAGGATCTGGAAGAGGTGGTGGTGGAGGTGGAGCTGGAAGTGCAGGATCACCTGGACCATCTTCTGCAAATGGTGGATCTGGAGTGCCTAATACAATTAATTCATGTGGAACACCTTTCTCAATAACAGCTTTTGCTGGTGGTGGTGCTGGAAGTGGTGCACCAACAGGTCAAGGAAATGGAGCTGCAGGAGGTTCTGGTGGAGCAGCCGTAAACGCTAATGGGTGCACTAATACTGGTGGTGGTGGAGGTGGAGGATCAGGTCTTGGTGATGGAGGAAATGGTGGACCTGGTGCAGTTGTTTTAAGATTTCCGTCATGTGCTACTATAAGTGTAAGTCCTGGAACAAATGCAACAGCAACACACCCAGGTGGAGATAAAATTGCTACGTTTACAGTAAGTGGTAATGTTTGCGTAAGCTTTTAGAAATTGACAATATCTTAACAAATGCTATATTGAGTTCATAAAGATATATGAACCTAACAAACTATTATTATTATTTTCAGTCAGCTATACCTTCTCGTATCTGTGATGATATTGTAAAATATGGTCAACAACTTAAAGATCAAATGGCGGTTACTGGAGGCTATGGTGACAGAAAATTAAATCAAAAAGAAATAAAAGATTTAAAACAAAAAAGAGATTCAAATATTGTTTGGATAAATGATAGATGGGTATTTAAAGAAATACAACCTTATGTTCATCAAGCAAATGAATTAGCAGGTTGGAATTTTGAATGGGATTGGTCAGAATCTTGTCAGTTTACAAAATATAAAAAAGGCCAATATTATGATTGGCATTGTGATAGTTGGGATAAACCGTATCAAAGACAACAAGGTGATCCGACACATGGTAAGATTAGAAAATTATCTGTTACTGTAAGTTTATCTGATCCTAAAGATTATAAAGGTGGTGAGTTAGAATTTGATTTTAGAAATGCTGACCCTGATAAAAAACGAAATGTCGTTAAATGTAAAGAAATATTACCTAAAGGATCTTTAGTTGTATTTCCATCTTTTGTATGGCATAGAGTATGTCCAGTTAAAAGTGGAGAGAGAAACAGTTTAGTAATTTGGAATTTAGGGTATCCATTTAAATAAAGGAGAATATGAAAAAGAAAAAAACAAAAACTAAAAAACAAAAAGATATTAAACCATCTTTTCCAAAAAAATTAAATTTAGAACAATTTTTTGCATCACCAATATGGTATGCTGAAGAACCAAGTTTTGTTGATTCATTAAACAAAGCATCTGACCCTTATATTGAAGAATCTAAAAAAAGATTAAAACCAACTATTGATGAACGTAATAAAAAATTTGGCAACAAAGGTGACATGGGTAATGTGTTTCATTCTACATCTTTAATTGGTGATCCTAATTTTGTAGAGTTACAAAATTATGTAGGTGCTACAGCACATAATTTATTAGAGGAAATGGGTTTTGATTTAACAAACTATCAACTATTTACTACAGAAATGTGGGTACAAGAGTTTGCTAAAAAAGGTGGTGGACATCATACTTTACATACTCATTGGAATGGTCACATATCTGGTTTTTATTTTTTAAAAGCAAGTGAGGCTACATCTATGCCTATGTTTGAAGATCCAAGACCAGGTAATATCATGAATCTTTTACCTGAAAAAGATAAAACTAAAGTAACTTATGCGTCTGCACAAATTAATTATAAAGCAAAACCAGGTCGTATGATATTTTTTCCATCTTATCTTCCTCATCAATATATTGTCGATATGGGTTATGAACCATTTAGATTTATACATTGGAATTGTCAGGCTATACCAAAAGGAGTATTAAATGTCGTTTAAAAAAAATAAATATACAGTATTAAAAGGAGCTATCTCAAAAGAGTTAGCAAACTTTGTTTATAAATATTTTAAGAATAAAAGAAACGTTTCAAGATTTTTATTTGATCAAAGATATATATCACCATTTACAGAATATTGGGGTGTATGGAATGATAGTCAAGTTGTAAATACTTATTCTCATTATGCAGATTTAGCTATGGAAACTTTATTACAAGAAGTAAAACCTGTAATGGAAAAACACACAGGATTAAAATTAAGTGAAACTTATTCTTATGCAAGACTATATAAACAAGGTGATGTTTTATCTAGACATAAAGATAGATACTCATGTGAGATATCTACAACGTTAAACTTAGGTGGTGATCCATGGCCAATTTATCTTGATCCAACAGGTAGAAAAGGTCAGGCAGGTGTTAAAGTAGATTTAAAACCAGGTGATATGTTAATATATTCTGGATGTGACTTAGAACATTGGCGAGAAGAGTTTAAAGGTAAAGATTGTGCACAAGTATTTTTACACTATAATAAAGCTAATTCAAAAGCTGCTAAAGAAAATGCTTTAGATAAAAGACCTATGATAGGTGCACCAGCTTGGTTTAAAGGTATGAAGTTGACTAATTCTAAAAAATAGTCTATAAAAAAGACTGGTA